TTTATATGAACCTCTTGTAAACTTCTGGCAACAACTCCAGATGTTTGGGGTGGATATTAAAGATAAACTTGTAGATCTTAAGACGACAAATAATACTCCGGTCCTGGCAAAAGAACTTTTTCTTAAAGCAAAGGAGCAAGTAAATGACAAGGATTTGCCAAGCATTGATCGTGCTGTGGCTTTCTATGTTGTCAATAAGTGTAGTTTCAGTGGTCTCACGGAGAGTTCATCATTTTCACCACAGGCATCCAACAACAACTTCAGTTTGCGTGGGATTGAAAAACTGCCTGAGTATTCTAAGATAATTAAGCATTGGCGTATAACTAACTATTCATACGATTATCTTTTGGATGGAGACACTACTGCTTTTGTGTATCTCGATCCTCCTTATGATATTAAGGATAATCTCTATGGGCGTAAGGGATCAATGCACAAAGGATTCGATCATGATAAGTTTGCTGCTGATTGTGATTTTCGTGTTAATATGCATCAATTGATTAGTTATAACTCAGACCAACTCGTAAAAGACCGATTTAAAGATTGGAACGCTGCCGAGTTTGATTTGACTTATACGATGCGTTCTGTTGGTGAATATATGCGAGAGCAAAAAGATAGAAAAGAATTGCTGCTATTTAATTATGGAACTCAAAGATTGGCTCAACTCAATTAATTTTACAAAAGAAGATTTATCCGAAGATATTAGTTCATATCCACCTTTTATTATTAATAGGTGTTTATCTGGTCACATTGATTGTGTTCTTTTTTCTAATGAAATGAATATGCATCATCATCTTTCCAAGGATATGCAATATTCGTTTTATCTAAATAGTTTGAGGAAAAAGAAGAGATTTTCTCCCTGGCTCCGAAAGGATAAGGTTACAGACTTAGAATGTGTTAAACAATACTATGGTTATAGTAATGAAAAAGCATCTCAAGCACTGAAAATCCTGACAAAAGAACAACTAACTTTCATCAAAAAACGACTTGATATTGGAGGAAAAAAATGACTACTACGGTAGAACCTACTGTTGAATGGTCTCAGGACCAAATGGTAGAAGTAATTCTTAATGAACCTGACGACTTCCTTAAAGTTCGTGAAACCCTGACCCGTATCGGAGTTGCTTCACGTAAGGAGAAAAAACTCTATCAGTCTTGCCATATTTTACATAAGCAAGGTAGGTATTATATTGTTCACTTTAAAGAATTATTTGCTCTTGATGGTAAACATGCCAATCTTACTGTTAATGATGTGCAGAGAAGAAATAGAATCGTCCGTCTTCTTGCTGATTGGGGTCTAATTACAGTTATTAAACCAGATTCTGTAAATGATATTGCTCCCCTGAATCAAATCAAAGTCCTTGCTTATAAGGATAAGGGAGATTGGATTTTAGAACAGAAGTATAATATTGGTAAGAAAGGAAAAGCAGTAGAAACCGAATAAATAGTAGTGTGCCATTCGTGCGGCACTCTACAAAAGTCGGAACACCCTAAAAAGAGGTTCGGTTTTGCCGATACCTCTTTTTTTCGTTTCTTGTATTTTATAAATACCTAAAAAGTATTATTAAAAATGGACGCGCAAGAATTTCGTAGTCTTCAAGAAGCATATATGGAAGTTGTTGAGGGTGCCTCAGGAGATGTTGCTGATAGAGCAGCAAAACTTGAAAGGCAAAAAAAGGGACAAACTCCCGAAAGACAGGAGATGTATAGGAAACTTAAAAATAAAGCACGATCAAGAGAAGAAGAACCAGAAACTATAAAACGACATCAATCTCTTGGACATAAGGGGGGAGGTACTTTTGGTGCTGGTGGGCATATGAGAACTGGAATGACTCAATCGGATAGAGACAGAAACAGAGAAGCAGCAGCAACAAGATCTAGACGACTTTCTCCTTATGATCCAAAATATAAAAAACATACAGAAGGTTCTGGAACAGTAACCAAAAATCCTAAGAAACTTCGTAAGCAACAAGCGATGGGTGAGATTGGAGAAAACTTTGACCTTTACGATATTATCCTCTCACACTTACTTGATGAAGGATATGCTGAAACACCAGAAGCAGCAGAAGCAATTATGGTGAATATGAGCGAAGAGTGGAGAGAGAGTATTATTGGTTGATAAATATTAGTGCTTGTTTGTGGTTATTCAAGCAAAGGATTGGGGGCAGAAATGCTCCTTTTCTTTTATAAATAACTATAACCACAAACAAAGCAGATGGAAAGGTATTACGTTTACGCTTATTTGCGTGAAGATAGATATTCTCCTTACTACATTGGGAAAGGTTCTGGATTTAGAGACACAAATAAAAGAAAGTTAGGATTAGCTCAACGACCTCCTGATAGAGATAGAATAGTAAGAATAAAAGAAAACTTAACAGAACAAGAAGCATTATCTTTGGAAATAGCACTCATAAAGTTTTGGGGTAAAAAAGATAGTGGTGGTGTATTGGTTAATAAAACCGATGGTGGTGAAGGTACTTCTGGATCAAAAAGAGATAAAGCGTCAAGACAGAAAACCGGTATGTCTATGAAGGGGAAACCTGCTTGGAACAAAGGTATGAAGTTTCCTCCTGGAACATTTGGAAGACCAGTTAAGAATAATGTAGTAGAAACCACACTTTAAAAATAATAAAAACTGTTATAAATTATTAATGATCGCCTTATTGGGATCACAAAATCAAACCTCGCTTTCAAAGGAGCTACTATAATGACTAACCTCATGCGATATACCGCGTCGGATCTTCCTGCCCTATTGGAAAGGATTAACCGCAATAGTATTGGAATGGATGAATATTTTGATCGTCTATTTAATCTTCATGAAACAACTTCTAATTACCCCCCATATAACCTTGTTCAAGTTAGTAATGTAGAATCACGACTCGAACTTGCACTTGCCGGATTTAAGAAGGAGGAAGTACATGTATACACGGAGTATGGAAAACTTTTTGTCGAAGGACAGAAGGAAGATAGGGAGTCCGATACCAACTACATCCATAAGGGATTGGCTCAACGATCTTTCAAGAGAGCATGGACATTATCAGATGATACAACCATTAAAGAAGTTCTATTCGAGGATGGATTGCTAACCGTTGTTCTTGGTAAGATTGTTCCTGAGCACCATGCACGAAAGGATTATCTCTAAATAAAAATAAAAAAATGAAATCTTTTGACGAGTTCAAAACAATTGCATATAAGGGAGCAATCCCACATACTGTTTATTCTCAAGGAAAACAAAAGCAAGTTCCAAAAGGAAAAGCAGTTCCTGTAAGAAGTCGTTCAAGTGCTGGTGGTAATGGAGATGGTGACGGTGGGGAATAAATAGTATTGAATATCGTCGGCGCGAGGAGCACCTGGCAAAATCCAGGTTGACTCCTCCTTTTTTTGTTGCTACAATAGTAAGAGGTATGGAGTAAAAATGACTGTAAGACTAATGTTGCTTAAGTCTGGTGAAGACTTGATTGCAGATGTAAAAGAAATGGTAGTTGGTGACGAAGAAAATCCAGTTATGGTTGGATATTTCTTGAATAAACCATGCGTTGTTAAAATGACACCCCCATCAAATGTTCCAGAAAAGTTTGATGAAGAGGAAATGAAAGAAGACCCTTCAAAAGCTTCTTTTAGAGTTACCTTATTCCCGTGGATGCCACTATCTAAAGATAGTGTTATTCCTTTAACAAAGGAATGGGTGGTCACTATGGTCAATCCAAGTGATAAACTGAAAGATATGTATTTAAACGATGTTATAAACTATGGAAACGATAACCAAAGTAATAGTTCTACTGAACAATCAAATTCTGATAAGTCAGATTGAAGAAGTAGGCGCTGATATTGGAGAACCTGATTGTAAACTTATCAAACCTTTCTTAATAAGAGATGGTTCTCAGAAAGTTTTAGAACCTTTTTTGATGGGATATACAAAACAAGATTCGTTTATGATGAGTTCGGATAAGATTCTAACACTTGTTGATCCAACTCCAACTCTACTTGAAAAATATGAGGACTTGATTAAAGAATGAGATTTTACACTAATGTTCAATTGATTGGAAATCAGTTTTTGGTTCGTGGAGTAGAAAATGGTAAAAGATTTGAGACAAGAGATGAGTTCTTTCCAACTCTCTTTGTAAAAACTAAAAAAGATTCTAAGTATAGAACATTAAGTGGAGAATCGGTAGAACCAATTAATCCTGGAACAGTAAAGGACTGTCGAGAGTTCTATAAAAAATATGATGAAGTTGATGGATTTGAGATCTATGGAAATGATCGATATATCTATCAATACATCTCTGAAAAATATTCGGAGGATGAAATTAAGTTTGATATCAATAAAATTAAACTTGTAACTCTGGACATTGAGGTTGCTTCGGAGCAGGGATTCCCTGATGTAGAATCTTGTTCCGAAGAAATCCTTGCAATTACAATTCAAGATTATACAACTAAAAAAATTATTACTTGGGGGGTTCGACCTTTCAAGCATAATCGTAGTGACTTAACGTATCATCACTGCCCATCTGAATATGAACTTCTCAATAATTTTATTAATTATTGGATGATTGATGTTCCAGATGTTGTGACTGGTTGGAATATTCAATTATATGATATTCCTTATATCTGCAAGCGTCTGAATCGTGTTCTTGGCGAAAAACTGATGAAACGTTTTTCTAATTGGGGACTTGTCACAGAAGGTGAAGTGTTTATTAATGGACGCAAACACACCACATTTGATGTGGGTGGAATGACTCAACTTGACTATCTTGATCTTTATAAGAAGTTTACTTATAAGGCACAGGAATCATATCGTCTTGATTATATTGCTGAGGTAGAACTTGGTCAGAAGAAACTTGACCACTCTGAGTTTGATACCTTCAAAGATTTCTATACCCAAGGTTGGCAGAAATTTATTGAGTACAACATCGTTGACGTAGAACTTGTTGACCGTTTAGAAGATAAGATGAAACTGATTGAGTTGGCACTTACGATGGCATATGATGCCAAAGTAAATTATGCCGATGTGTTCTATCAAGTTCGGATGTGGGACAACATCATCTACAATTATCTTAAGAAAAGAAACATTGTAATTCCGCCAAGAAATAAAACGCAAAAAAATGAAAAGTATGCTGGTGCTTATGTAAAAGAACCAATTCCTGGAAAGTATGATTGGGTTGTAAACTTTGACCTTAATTCACTTTATCCACACTTGATTATGCAATATAACATCTCACCAGAAACTCTGGTGGATGAAAGGCATCCCACAGCAACTGTTGATAAAATTCTGAATCAAGAAATCAGTTTTGAACTCTAT